TACTCGCCCACACCCATTGATCGATCCTTACCTTTTGCAGAGCGATTCCCGAATAGACCTAACCCTAATCCACCGTATACTGGACCTATAACTACGACAGAAGATGCGTACACTAATCCAGTAGACGCACAAGGTAATATTTCGCAAACCTTTCAGGATTTTGCAAATCAACAAGAGCAAGTTCTCGCTAATATAGCAAACCCGTTGCCAGATGACAGTATAAATACTTTAGAACAGGCAAGGACTGTAGATCCATTTGCTGAAAGCAGTATCGCTAATGTACCCGCATATGGTGCTTACCTTGCGAAAAATCAGGATGTCTTTGAGAACATCCTAGCAAGGCCAGAATATCAAGCTTTACCAAAAGGTCCGGGAGCAACACCGGAACAGATAGCGGCAGTAGATGATTTCGTAGCTCAAGCAGCTAAGGATCATTTTGTAAACTTTGGATTCCAAGAAGGAAGACAGTTCTACAAAACAGGTGGTCCGGTTAAAGGTTATCAACTTGGTGGTTTAAACAGCATAATGCAACAACAAGGGGGTGGCCCTCGAAATGCGGAGGAAGCAATGGGACAAACATCAGGGGTTGGTATGGTTGGCGATGCCACTTCTGTTTTAAATCCGACGCCAGTAGCAACCACACGAGAAATGATAGATACGCTAGTCAGAGCCGCGCCAACGGTAGAAAATTTATACGGTCAATCTGTTCAAGCCGCGAGTGGTTTTGCTGATGCACAAACGGATTTTAACGAAACGGTTCAAGACATTATCACTGCAAGACAAACAGGTCCAGATAAAGCTGAATTGTACTTCAAGTTAGCGGCGGCATTTGCACAGCCAACTAAATCCAGAAGTTTTGGATTTTTAGAAAACGTTCCAACGGTTCTAGCTGATTTTGCTAAAGATACTCGTGAGGCAAGAACTAAAGCGCAAGATATGGAGATAACGTTAGCAAAGGCAAAATTAGCCCAAGCTAAAAATAAGTACGACACGTTGCAAGATAAGAGGACAAAACAAGCGGAAGATTACCGCAATTATATGTTAGAATTGTATAAAACAATCTCAGAAAAAGATCAAAAAGCAGCAGAGTTATTGTTAAAACGATCACAATTTGAATTTGATAAGAAAACGTTACCGCCAGAAATTTTAAAAATTAAAAAAGCTGACGAAGACGGAATTACAGATTTGCAAGAGGGTCTTAAACAATTAAGGAAAGCATTAAAAGTAAACAAATCCGCTGGACCGTCAACAAAAGCTGCTATGGCTGAAATCGCGGCTAGAGAAGCATCTTTAGGTCTTGTCGGATTAACCCAACAACAAAGAAATACAAAAATCGTAATGAATATTATTGGAGCATTTGCAGTTAAACAGTTGAAAAATACATTTGGAGCGCAACTGTCGGATGGTGAACGTCAAGCGTTTTTTGATTTGATGGGTGCTGGTAATTATCCAGACGCTAAGTTCCGAGAGGATATTATTGCAAAATTAATTAAACAAACGGTCAGAACCATTAATCAAAAGCGAGATCGTTTGAGTAGAATAAATCAAGGAAAATACAGAGCTACGGCAGATGATCTAACACTGGGACGGAAAGCTGAGTTGACTGAAGAAGAAAAAACACTTTTAGGGGAAAGCTGATGGCTGAAGAACGTTCACAATTTCTTGACAGGGGATTTTTGGATTCTGTTCTCGGTCAAGGTCTTCTCTTGGGTCAGGGTGATGAGGCCGAGGCTTATTTAAAGTCGAAAGTAAATAATAAATCATATGAAGAAAATTTGGCCGCTCTAAGAAAATCGTATGCTGATTATCAAAAAAAATTTCCCGGTACAGCTGCCGTGGGTGAACTCACTGGGGCTATGGCACCGTTACTTGCCGCGGCTCTAATGACTCGTGGCAGAGTAGGTGTAGACCCAATGCTCCGAAAAATGGGTACGCTCCAAAGAATACTGAGAGGACCGGGGGGTTTTGGTGGTAAAGTAATGCGAACCGTAAAACGAGGTGGCATAGGTGGTACAGGTGGTTACATCGGTGGGGATATCGCTGGGGGCGGCTATTCAGAAGCACCCTACAGAAGTCCACAATATGAAAAAGATAGAGAAGAAGCGAGAGAAAGTGGAGCATTTTTTGGTACTTTGGCAACTCCTATTCTTGAACCTGCACTGAAAGCAGTGGGAAAATTTTTGAGACGTAAATTCGGCTCAGGCAGAACTAGGGATCAAGCAGTTGGAGATGTTTTACTCGATACGACAGGGGGTTCGCAAGCTGCAAGAAATATAATGGATGATGTTATAGCTGCGCAGGAATTGGATATTCCTATGGTGCCGATGGGAGTAAACAGAGAGTTAGAAACTCTTGCTGATACCATTGTTACAAAAGGTGGAGAACCCAAGACAGTAATCCGGGATACAGCCGACGAAATAACAACTGATGCACAAGGTAGAATATCGCAGAGACTCAATAGTGTGTCACCATATTCAGGACAAAGTTATGTCCAAACAATAGACGCGATTGCTGAATCGCGCAAAGCACAAGCTGGTCCGTTATATGAAAAAGCATTTTACGAACTGGATGTAGAGGGTAACCCAATAATGGTGGGTAACCGTAAAAAACAAATTATGATTACGGAAGCAGACGAAGGTTTCGATGACATTACATCTTATTTACAACGACCTGCTTTTCGCAACGGTTTACAAAGGTCTATCCGGTTAGCGCAGGAACGTGGATTGGATGATGAAGCTAGGGATTTGGCATCGTTGTTAAATAGATTACAAAAAGGCGAACGTCCTCCCATATCCCTAAGACTTTTTGACAGAATCAAACAGGGTGTAGATGACGAAATCAGAGACAGTTATAAAGATTTCGAACCTACAGAACTTACAGGAGCACTTCTAGAAGCAAAAGATGGATTTTTGAAAAAACTAGATGAACTATTTCCTGAATATGCGAACGCGAGAAAAGTTTATAGTGATAAATCAGCAATGCTAGAAGCCGGACGAGAAATGAAAAAGAAATTCAATAAAATGACTCCGGAAGAGTTGGAAAAATTCCTTAACTCCCTCAATAGTAAAGCAGAAAAAGAAACAGCAATTATGGCTGCTGTAGACGTATTACAAAATTCTGTTTTAAACGTCAAAGGTGGTAGAAATTTTGCTCAAATGCTAGGGGGAAATGTAAAAGGTGGTGAAGCTCTCAGGGCAAAAATTCGTCAACTGTTTAATGGCGATGTTATTAAGGCTGACAATTTTGAGAAAGCCATGATGATCGAAACGGAACTTTACCGTAGAATGAATGCAATTGGTGGGGGGTCTCAAACAGCAGGAAGAGGGGAGGCCGTCAAAGCCTATGACAAGTTGACTTCGTCTAACCCAAGAGCGGCTGGGATTATTTTTGGCGATGATGGTTTAGTTAGAAAAATGGCCCGATTTTTTGCAGGCGATGAGGGAAGCGACGAATTTCAAGACCAAGTATCGTTGAAGATTTCAGAATTATTATCTGATGGTTCACCAGAGAGTCTTAGCACGGTAGTGAAATTAGTTGATAAGGCTTCAGAGAGAGCAGATGCGAAAATGATACAAGATGTAGTTCAACCGTTTGGGGTAGGGGCCGAAGTTGCTAATGTGAGTGAAGCGCCAAAAGATCGATATCTACAATACGAGGAATAAAGTAATGAGTAAATTTTTTGACAAATTACAAAAATTTTTTGGGGAACAAAATATAATCACACAAATAGGTATCATTCTTTTTGTTACTTTTTTTGTAGTCGCAATTCTTATGGCGTTGGGAAGCTAAAAAATGTTGACACTTCTCGGTTCTCTAATTGGTTTCGGATCGAGCTTTCTCCCTAAGATACTTTCGTTTATCGAGACACGGGAACAGAACAAGCAAGAGATTCGGCTGATGGAAAAGCAAGCCGAACTAACACGCATTACGGCTGAGTTTGAGCGTGATAAGGCTCAGGTGCAAGCTCTATCGGCTGAGACAGTGGCCTTATATCAGGCCGATGCAGCTGAGGCTGCGTCATTAGAAAAGGGATCGTGGATATCAGCATACCGAGCTAGTGTCAGACCAAGCATTGCTTATATTTTTTTATTGTTTTACATATCGGTCAAGATGTTTGCTCTCTATGGCATGATTCAGTTTGAAGGAATGATGATTAAGGATGCATTACCATTGATTTGGTCAAATGAAGTAGATAGCCCAACCTTGGCTGCTATCATAAGTTTCTATTTTGGTAGTAGAGCATTCAGTAGGAAATAGCTATGGAAGGCATAAGCATAACAGAATGGATTAACGTTTCTCTGGGAATTTTCGCGGTTTTGGGATCGATTGTATTCGCCTTGGTTAAGAATCATATCTTACTGCAGGAGGCTGCCAAAAAAATAGAGGTGTTGTTCGAATTGGTCAATTCTTTACGAGATCGTATTAACAATGGAAAGGATAAATAATGGCTCCAAGAAAAAAAAGCACCGTGAATAAATCAGGTAACTACACGAAACCCGGACTGAGAAAAAAGATATTTGAATCAGTCAAGGCTGGTGGCAAAGGTGGTAGGCCCGGTCAATGGAGCGCCCGCAAGGCTCAAATGGTTGCTAAGAAATATAAAGATGCAGGTGGGGGTTATAAGTCCTAATGGCGAAAACACCTAGACAAAAAAGTCTGACTGATTGGGGTAAACAGAAATGGCGAACCAAATCAGGTAAACCATCTACACAAGGGTCTAAGGCAACTGGTGAACGTTACCTACCGGAGAAAGCTATAAAGCGTCTCAGTAGCCAAGAATATGCGGCTACAACTGCTGCCAAACGTAAAGCAACTAAAGCTGGTAAACAGTTTTCTAAGCAACCGACTAAAATCGCAAGCAAAACTAGAAAATATAGAAAGACCAGAGCATGAATGCTATCAAGTTTGAAAAAGACATGGACCGTGACGGTGACGGTATTATCAGTGCCGAGGAGGTGCAGGTTGCTACAGCATATGAAAAGGCTACCATACAATCCCGCATAACGATTGCTAGCTTTATAGTAATTGTAATTCTCACAGCTTTGTTATTATCTGGGGCCATCCCGGACAGCCGCATTACAGCTTTGTCAGGGTTGATATCAACCCTGTTTGTGGCGCTGGCTGGCATTATTGGAGCATTTTTCGGGATGCAAGCATGGATGTCCAGAAAGTAACCAAAACATCTGACCGTGGCATCGATCTCATAAAGGCTTTCGAGGGCTACAGGGCAAAAAGCTACCAGTGCAGCGCCTCGGTGTGGACCATAGGGTGGGGTAGTACACGCCTAGCTGATGGTAATAGGGTTACTCAAAATACCCCTGAGATGTCCGAGGATGAGGCAGAACGCCTGTTAAGGCAACAATTGGTATCATATGAGCGTGCAGTGCTAACGCTCGTTCCCCGTGAGCTAACGCAAAACCAGTTCGATAGTCTGGTTAGTTTTGCCTATAATCTTGGTAGTGGGTCTCTCCGTGCAAGTACACTCCGTAAAAAAGTTCTCCGTGGTGACCCTACGGCAGCTGATGAATTTCCACGGTGGTCTTATGCCAGTGGTAAATTTATCCGTGGTTTACACCGTAGACGCATGGCAGAAAGGAAATTATTTTTGTCTACTTAGTGCTTGTAATCTACTCCGGAAGTTGTTATAAATAAGAATAACTTGAAACGGAGAACTTAAATGTCTAATAAATTAGCTAAAAATATCACTGACAGCACCGATCAACAAACAATTGCTTATTACACTAAATGGGCAAATGATTGGCCTGACGCATTAGATGATGCAATTGACAACAATATGACTTTCGAAGATTACGTTGAATACACTTTGGCTGTAGAGGCATACGATGTACAGAACGGCATTCGTAAAATCGCTGATACGGAATTGTACAAGCGTATTGCAAAATAATAACTGAAAACGGAGAACAAAAATGCGGCATGAAATTCTATTCAATACTCCAGCTACAGAGGAACAACTTAAAGGTTACTGTGACTTAGACCTGACAAATGACGAGTGGACTATGGCACACGTTGTAGCCAAAAAAATCCCTCACAATGAGTTTCAAAATGTAATTAAAAAAAATCCTAAGTTGAGTATTGGGGATGTGTTAGCGGATTGTTACGATAGTATTATTGAAGGTCTAAATGGCACCTACTACAATCCGAATGAAGAACAATAATGGAAAGCGAATACAACGTTGAGCCTATAAATTATCGAGATTGCTTGCCTTTCATATTGGATATCCACTATGCGAGGCGAGTACCCTCGATAAGTTGGGCATTTGGGTTATTCAAAAAGGGTAACAATCCTCACGACTTGTTCCGTATCGGGCCACTTGTGGGGATTGTTTCTTTTGGTACACCACCATCGCCCTCGTTGTGTGAGGGAGTCTGTGGCGTGGAACACAAGGAAAACGTTATTGAACTTAACCGACTTGTGCTACGTGACAATTTGAAAAACGAAGCATCTTTTTTAGTTAGTCGTGCTCTTAAATTACTGCCCAAACCAAAGGTGGTTGTATCCTACGCTGACACGGCTCAGGACCACATAGGGGTCATCTATCAGGCACTCAATTTTGTTTACACTGGTATAAGTGCCAAAAGAACTGAATGGGTTGTCCGTGGCTCTAATTTGCACTCTAAGACTATCGTGTCACAAAGCACGTTAGAAGAACGAATAGCTGACCCACAAAAATATGAGGTTGTAGAGCGATCTCAAAAGCATCGATACATATACTTTCTGGGAAGCAAACGCGAAAAAAAAGATTTAAGGAAAGCGTTGAGGTATAAAATTTTGGATAGCTATCCGAAGGAAACTATTCAAACTCCGTCTCCCATAACCACCTAGCCATCAGCAACGACTCGGCTCGGTCTGCATGTTTTTTTAAATCAATTGGAGCATCGGGAAACAAGGTCAGGGCAACCGATCTAGCTTGTTCTTTATCTGCCGATAACCCAAAATGTTTTTTCCACACTTGGGGCATTACATAACGCAACTCGAATCGGCAACTAGCCACGCAAGCACGAGCAGTGCCGAAAGAATCACCCAAGCTAAATACGCTTGAAACTCCCTGACCCGGATGGGCGTTAACTCGTTCAATAGCGCACGAAATAAAATCTTCAGGTTCACCTTCCTTACGACTATTTTGTCGTAGTAAGTTGATCGTAGCTGACACATCAACTTCCCATTTGACCTTACCACCACCCTTATTCATCACTGGCATATCGTGTACAGATTTAAACTGTCCATTATCTAGGATTCCAATGGCGCCTCTTAGACCCGGATCTATGCCAATCGTAATCATAACGCTGTATAATCCTCGCAACCAACGAGTTGATTCTGTGGGGTCAAAGTCGCATCATGCAAA